TTTCGATGATGTTCTTTTTTTTCAACTTCCAATCTTTTTATATCTCTCAGCCGAATAATAATCTCAAAAGATATGATTTTTTGTGTGTCTTTCCAATTTTTGAGACAGGTTTCATACCCTGCAAGAAAATCCTCATCATTGGAAGGTAGCTCTTGAATTGGATTCCCTCCCCTTATCATTTTGGCAAGTGCATGCAGTAAAGATACATAATGAGGTGATAAAATTGTCCAAAACTTCCTAAACGGTTTGTGCTTTTCAAGAAAAGTTGACTCATCAGTATAATTTATCATAACTAAACCTCATGCCTCTTATCTATTTTCCTTAAGGTACAAACTACCAGCCTTTTTTACATAATTATAGTTATAATGTGAAGTCTCATTCATATATCTTCATACTGCACGTAAGAAATATTTGAGTTTCTGACATCATAATCTTCTAAGCTGCCTGATTTTTCCTCACCTCTATATAAAGCAACTATCCATCGAGCATTTTCTTGGATACTTTTATTTATTTTAGCGAAGTATTCACCGTCAACTTCGGCAAGCGAATGGCCTAAAACGATGACCTCATCCACATTATTTAGCGACGAGAAAAAAACGCTTTCTTCTTTAATTATGTCTTCGCTGGGCTTGAATGTATTACCGAAGTATTCGTTTATACTGTCGTATGCCTCTGCTATTCTTGTATCTTGATCCGGTCCTATATATGGATTTAGTGGCTTTTCCACCCTAAAACTGTGACCAAGTATGAGATCGTCATCGTAACTACAATTACCGTGAATATGTATGATTTGCGCGTCTGGAACGGCATAGATCTGCTGCAAGGTATTTGTATAATTAAATGAAAAATAGAGACTTTCTCTTGGTATGGGCGGGATGTATTGCTCAGAATCGTAAGCATCGGCTATGTTAATCCCTTTAACCCAATCAGTGAATTGCTCCTTCAAGCGAGCTGACAGCATCCGTGTGATTTTATCTACTTCATATTGGTAATCGTGATGATAGGCATCGCTCCAATCATCGGTATTGTATGAAGCCAAAAACATCTCACTGTTTTGAAGGATAAGCTCATAATCAATTTCACCTAAAGCACTTTCTAACTCATTCCACTCGTCCCCAGCAGGCATGTATTCTTCTATCGCGTCATATAGTTCTTGGTCATTTTTTGCTACATACGACTTAAAGTGCTTGTATCCTGTTGGTAAGCCATGTCGAATGTCAAATCCATTTCCTATTATGTAAAGCCTCATCGTTTTTCCCTTAGTCGAATTGTATAAAGATACTAACCTGACCTGCTCCCCGTTGACTACCATCACCTCCTTTGAGTAATGCCTTCATCAGATGTAACAACATCTGCGAACTTCCGCAGTTCGCTCTAAGCGGACTGTCGTAGCAGCATAACCACTACCGTTAATGGCCTAATCATCTAACTTTGAGCAGGTCACAGAACCTCGTAGTATAGCGAGGCGAAAGCATTTCCCGCTTCATCTGCCAGGCAGTCTGGATCCCATGCCCTGCAAAATACAGAGTTCCTCTTCCGTCTTTCGCATTGAGATGATCGAGAACTTCCATGAGCTTTTCACTGTTCTTCCGTGGCGCGTTGTCGTCGAAGAGGTTGAGCTGCGCTACGCCCTGGCTGTAGAAATCTCCCAGCATTACTCCTGCTTTCTGGTAGCGATACCCGTCTCGCCAGATTGCATCGAGGCATTTTGTCGCTGCGGTGATGATGTCCCGGCTATCTTGGGTCGGTGTAAGCAGCTTTACTGATGCATTGTTCCCGTAATACGGCTCGTTCAGCGCGAAAGGACTCGTTTTGACAAATGCGGAGATAAACCGGCAGTACTGATGCTCGCCACGGAGTTTCTCCGCTGCACGTGATGCGTAGCTGCATATCGCCTGCCTCATCTCATGGTATTCCGTGATACGGCCGCCGAACGAACGGCTGCACACGATTTCCTGCTTTACCGGCGCGAACTCCTCCAGCCCGAGGCATGGCTCGCCTCGCAACTCCCGCACGGTTCGCTCCAGAACCACATTAAAATGCTTCCGGATAAAACGGATATCGGTATCAGCCAGTTGAAGCACTGTTTTAATGCCCATAGCCTCCAGTTTTTTACTGATGCGGCGCCCGACTCCCCAGACCTCATCCACCGGAAGCAAAGCCATCAACTTCCTCTGTCTTTCCTGATTAGACAGATCCACCACTCCTCCGGTCTGCCGCTGCCACTGTTTCGCCGCGTGATTGGCCAGCTTTGCCAGGGTTTTAGTCTGGGCTATGCCGACACCGACCGTGAGGTGCGTCCTGCGCAGAACCGTCTCGCGAATTTCCCGGCCAAAGTCGGTAAGATCGCGACAGTTACGCACACCGGTAAGATCGCAAAATGCCTCATCAATACTGTAAATTTCGCAGCGTGGAGAGAGTTCCTCCAGCGTTGTCATCACTCGGTTGGACATATCGGCATAAAGCTCATAGTTGCTGCTAAACGCGATAATACCGTGCCGGCGAAACATGTCCTTTTGCTTGAAATAAGGCTCACCCATTTTGACGAAGGGCTTCGCCTCTTGCGAACGGGCGATCACACAGCCATCGTTGTTTGACAGAACGACCACCGGCCGCCCCTTCAGGTCAGGACGAAATACAGTTTCGCAGGATGCGTAAAATGAGTTCACATCGCAAAGCGCAAACATCTCAGCCAGCCGATTTAATGATGTACGTAACCACCCCGAACACATCGAGAGTATCCTCGCTACCGACGACTATCGGCGAATATGCAGGGTTCATTGGGTTAAGCTGAACCCGCGGATGCAGCTGCAGCTTCTTAACGGTGAATTCCCCATCCACTGCAGCGATAACGATATCGCCATGAACTGCTGTCCTTGAGCTATCCACAACAAGAAGATCACCTTCCCCTATGCCGGCATCCTTCATGCTGTCGCCGGCGGCTTTGACAAAATACGTCGCACTGGGGTGGTTAACGAGCAACTCGTTCAGATCGATACGTTGCTCAACGTAATCCTGTGCAGGGCTTGGAAAACCACATTGCACAAGGTCACTGTACAACGGGATCAGCATGATCTCACGTAACTCAACGGGCGTGTAAAACTGCATAATTGACTCGCTCAGATTAATACTGTTTTTATATACAGTAGTTTTAACAGGGCGACAGATCAATATAGGTTCTGGCTATCAATTTATGTCATTGCCGTAACACATTGATGTAACGAGTAAGGTAAGTCTTAAAGTGTTTTCAGGCCTTAGCTGTTTGATGGTTTTGCGAACAATGCGAGGTTAAAATTTTTCAGCTATGGCAATGCCTTCATAGCAAATTGCTCACCTGCGATCTCTTGCATACGGTTCGCAGGTGAGCAAACTTAACCGGCTGGAAAATATTTATAAATCGTCTTCACCCCCACCCCTGTCACATCGGCTACCTGCTGCCTGGTAGCGCCGTTCTCCAGCATTCTGCGACACCGCTCCACAACCTCAGTGGTCATTACCCGGCGGCGGCCGCCGACTCTCCCCTGCTCCCTCGCTGCGGCTAAACCGGCGCGGGTACGCTCGACGATCAGCTCGCGCTCCATTTCCGCCAAGGCGCTCATGACGTGGAAGAAGAATCGCCCTGCTGGCGTCGAAGTGTCGATCGAGTCGGTCAGGCTGCGGAAATTCACCCCGCGAGCCTGCAGCTCCGACACGAGCGTAATCAGATCACGCACGCTGCGGCCAAGCCGGTCCAGTTTCCAGACCACCAGCACGTCGCCCGCTTGGAGTCGCCGCAGCGCTCGCTTTAACCCTGGCCGCCGGGCATTTTTCCCGCTGGCCATATCCTCAAAAACCAGCTCACATTCTGCGCGGATCAGCGCGTTTTTCTGTAAATCGAGGTTTTGATCCCCGGTTGATACCCTCGCATAGCCAATCAGCATGTTGTAACCCTTTGAAATAGCTGATTGTAAAAAGCTCCGCTCTTTCGCTCAAACCCTCGTTTGGGCGAACGCCTTTTTTGGAGCAAAAAACATGGCCTTTGATCCGCCACTTGGGAGCACTTCGCCCGCGGTGCTGCTCGATAACGCCACTCGCCTGGATAATCTGCTGAATAGCCTGGCGCTGGTCTTCCCTGACCGCGCAGGCGAATTGCTTTACACCTGGCGTGGCATCCATCAAAATCTGATCCCGCTCAGCAAGCAATACATGACGTTAGCAGCTGCGCAGGCAGATATCGTGAATATCCCTGAGGGGAGCACCACGTATTACCGCAGCCCGGATGATAGTGCTCTTGCCGTCGAAGTGATCAATAACGGCGGTACACTTGAGGAAACTGGAAGGAAAATGCCTTCAGGTGCGGGGGTTGATGCAAAAGTAAGTGCTTTATATGAATACATAAATGATAAAATTGGCACCATTAATGTTTTGATTAGCGAAATCTCATCACTTCCGCTAACTAAGTTTACCAGTATCACAATACCTGGTGACACTGTAGTCAATGTCGGGAAAGAATCTGTTTTACGCATTAACTCCCTGTCAGCTGCTGAAACTTCTGACGCCCGCAACCAGAAAAACACACTAAAAGTAACCAATCTGCAAAGCGGTGTCACAACAGTAATTGCAGAACTACTTCCGGCTGAATACTTTGCTGATAATGTACTTAACTCTCCCTATCACTCTGTCCAGCTGGCAAAATTAAAACCGTCAACAGTTTTTTATGATGCCACTAACTCAGTAGCCAGAGCAATATTTGACAACATTCCACTTGTCAATACTTTTAAGTCAATTACTGCCTACGCTGTGATTGACAAGTCAGGCGATTTTATTTCCGGTAACACCGGTGCGTATGGCTCAGATGGTAAATATTGCACGCTTTACTCTAACCCTGACGGCTCAACCTCAATCCAGCTAACATTCCCTTATTCTGATATTACGGGGTCAGGGTTTAGCATTACTGATGATGGCGTTAAAAATTATTTCTATGTCTCATTTGATGATGTGCATCTTTATTACAGAAGTACCGATGTATCGGTATATAAAACGGCTTACCTTGCCAAATTAAGCGCCGAACCTGCGACAATTTCTGTAAACGATTATCTGACCATTGACGCAGATATTCTTTTTTACAACGGAATTTCCAGGCAGAACACTGACAATAACCCTTTTACCCGTTTTGTTGCTGATGTAGTAAATGACATGGCTACCAACTACAGCGGTCCTGTCGAGTTAAAAGTGAGTTTCCCTGCAGGAATGGTGTTTGGTCACAACTGCATTAAGGTATCTGACGCTGAAGGAAACGTGTTTGATGCGCAATTTTCTGCAGATGATTTCGTTAACCTTCGCTTTCAGTCAACTGAAGGTTATCACCCTGATGGCTCATTCAAAACGGGGGCCGTGTGGATCGTCGATTCCGTATCGGCGGGACAAAAGAAATATTATAACGTGGATGTTTTTGGTTATCGCTATGATGATACGATCTATTCCGAAGGCCTGGAGTACTACGCGCCTTCTGATGCCCTGAAGCGTTATAACATTAAAGTGGGTGATTTGTATTACCGCTTTGGTTTTGCCGGTGGAGCCTATGGCCTCACATCCATTGATGCTGCTAAAAATGATGATATCAACCGTATCAGATGCACGCTGAGCCCGCAGCATCGCTACGTGACTGCAGGCGCTCAGGTTATCGAGTATTTCACCTACAACGTTACGCTGAATGTCATCAATACCGGCCCGCTTTTTACCGAGATTGAGCGTACAGGCTACAATGCCGCCAGTGCCGTTTATTCGGCAGGCATTATTAAGGCCACCACTCGCTTCCGCATTTTTAAAAACGGAATTGTCGTTGTGAAAAACATGGTGACTGCCCTGGAGGATATTCCTGTTGGTAAGATGTGTGGGGCAACTATTAGCTCTAATGTTATTTATAAAAACGGGACGACTCCAGCCTATTCCGGTACCGCTGCTGCAGCAATCACAACTGGAAATACAGCCGGTAACGGCAGGTTTTCCTATTTGCCGACCATTGTAAACGGGGATATTCACAGGGATGGAACCTCTGCGGGCCCAACCAGACCGACAGGCATCACGATGACGAATGCCGCGTCAGAGTTTACGCTGGGCGTAACCACAGGCTGGCAATATTCATCCCTGTCGGATTATTCATTTCTTAACTGGCCGGTTGAGAAAAACTGGACATGGACCATTGAAGCCTGGCTGAATGCCAGTGAAACTGAAACAGACCCGTTAATGCTTGCGAAGAAACTTTACAATCGGCCTGTGGGTTTTGCGCGTGGCGGGAGGCTTCCTAACTTTGCAGTAAAAGAAGCTGAGAATAAGCTGAGAGTATTGCTTGATGGGGTTGCTGACTTCTGGATGAATGGAGACTCAGCTGGAATAGGCGGTATGGATTCGAATGCCGGGCAATATGATATTAATACCCCGTGGGGATACCTTGCATATCGTGAACTGCAAAAGCCCTCACCTAATATTGCGGCAGTATGGGCCAGGTTTAAACGGTGCTGGGATGATAACTGGCGAAGCACAAATATCGGAACCCGCTATCTTGAGGGTGTTATTAATGTTGCTGACTTGGTCACTCCGGTACTCAAACCATGTGTTTCTGTATATCGTGCGGCTGAGTTTTTTGGTGACACTACAACAATGGCGGCAATGCAGCCTTATATTAAGTCCTGGGCTGACGCAATGGTTACAGCAGTCGCAGCAAAAGGAGGTGTGCCGAACACCTATACGTCATCTTCAGTCAGTGCCGCCGTGAATATTAATATCTACGGCATGCTGCTTGTCGCGCTGGCAATCCACGCCGGGATGGATACTGGCGGAGCTTACCAGTCATGCTATAACACGGTGATGACGAATCTGACCAATAGCAGCACCATTGGTCGATATCTGCCAAGCATGCTGGATTCGATGCCAGTCAGCACCTCCCTGGCAAGGAGCCGGTGGTACAACTACGATATGGACCTGGCGCCTGACTACCTCATGATGTCGGAGTTACTCGGCGGAACGCCCTTGTTTAACAACGTCAACTATGGACTTCAGGGGTTGTGCGGTGATGGCAGGCTACGGGGGATTGATTTCATTATTTCTGAAAGCCGAAGGGGGATCATTTCGACTCCGGTTAGCGTTGCATTGACGATGATGCTGGTTCGACGGGTATCAACCGGGAATGCTCTGCTGGCTTGTGTTCAGGCCTATGAAAAAGATTATCTTACCAATCCGTATTCGTCGGGACGTTTCTATGGTTTCTCCCCACGCCTGGCGTCTGGCATACCAACGACTATCTCAAGTCATAACAAAGTGATGATTGAGATGCTGTCATCTTATTTTGTACACCAGATTGCAAAAGGTAAGGCGTCTGGAACGTAACTCAAATCGCCCCGAAGCCTGAAGCCAAAGGGCGCAAAAGATATTCATACACACATGCGGATTTAATGCCATTCATCGGTTTCCCCCGGTTTGATCCGGGGGCTTTTATTACAGTGACATCCCCTGAACTTCACCAATATCCTTAAACCGGTTATACATCAGGTCCATTTCTGTGTTAGTTAACTGGCGGTCGTAACAAGCATATCCCATAAATGCGAGCGATTTCGTTTGAGTAACCCGAGGGCCAGTATTCCCTACCCTGATAGTAGATGTCCCACGCATATCACGAACCACACCCGTCGGCGTCAGAGAGGAACCGGATTTTCCGGCTGTTTTATCCATTATTCGTTTGAGTCGCGGAGTGCCGTTAATGCCAGTTCCGTCATAGCAGCCAATAAGGCAGCGCCAGGAGGCTGCAGCTTCTGTTGTCGGCAGATCAGAAACATCCGTTATTATCACGTTGTTTGCAGACGATGAACCAGTGCCACCATCGTACGTTGAACAGATAACATCACGGTATCCCTGAGCCTCAAGAACAATCCCCGATCCAACAACTGCGGTAGTGCCATCTGCTGCATAACTCTGGAATGTGCCTATAAGCTGCGTATTTCCGCCCCCGCCAGAATTCCACAGTTTGAACACTGAAAAGTAAGTGAAGTTTTCCGACTCCTTAATATTCAGATCAAGATACCCTCCCGGACCAAGCAGCGTTGAGTATGCGTCCAGTCTGGCAGGTGCACCGACGATTGTCGGTTGCACGCCATCTTCTACAAGATTCACACCGAAAAGATCGCCCCCAAGACCAAAAGAAAGCAGGTTTTCTGATACAGGAACATCAATACCTATCCCGGATGCAAAAACAGAATCACCCATAACTAAATCAAGAGACATATTTAATTTCCTCTGACTGAATTTGTTGAATGGCGGCAAAATTATTGAGCGCGTAAGGTTTATTAACGAGAGAAGGTATATTTTCCTGAGTATACTGACCGTTTATTCCGTATACCCAGTTAAGCCCACCAACTTCATTTGACGAGTCGCTGATATTATGAGTACCGTTATGGCTTTTATCCCCCAGCGATACAGTCACTGCTCCGGTTAAGGCACGACTGGCATTAATGCGGATCACACGGTCAGAAACTATTTCAACGCTAAAATCTTCCGGGGAAAATGTCCCGGCACCATCTGAGAGCGTTATCCCTTTATCTGCGTGGAGTGTCTCTGTCCATTTATCGTAAACAGCAGAAAACTTCAGTGGCGCTACCCGTGGCGTTAGAGACAAATAAACTTTGTCCTCACGGTGAACAGCTTTCAGTATCCGAAAAGTGAAATCACCATTACCAGAGTAATAGCGCCATAGTTCCCGCGCGAAGAGGCAACCCAGCTTGCGGTATGAGTTCGAGCAGAGATGTGCGCCGGGATTAGGCAGTCCCTGATACGAACCAACCAGAATGGTTTTGTCGGCCTGCTCCGGCAGTCTGTTCTGCGCCTGTGGTACGCCCATTGTGTTGATATAGGTGTTACCAATCTGGTTAATCAAATAAATTGGATCGAAGGTCTGCCCGGATGCCGCCTTACAGGAATTGATAAGGTTCTGCCACATAGTCTGTGACTGGGCGGCATAGTAAGTGGTGCTGGCGGAATTATCATTTTCTCCCTGCAGGTAAATGACCCCGATAACCTCAAACTCCACCCCATCAGCTGCACAGGCCTCCGCGACGCCTGCAAGAAAGGTTTCAACTCTGTTGTAAAGCTCCGGGGATGCTCCTTTCTGTAGTTGCGCGATCGACCGCCCGGATACACCGCAACTACCGACACAAACAACCATGTCATCGTCATTGGCGACCCCCATTGCTTCGTTGTGCAGGCGCTTGAACTCATTGCCGACCGTTGAACAAATCGTTTCGCCATATCCACTTTGCGGGATAATGGTTCCGTCCACGTCCTGACAAACTTCATGCAAAGGATAAAATTTATTCTCCCCGCCAACCGGCCCGTATACCTCACTCCCTGCCGGAGGGTTAGAGAAGAATGATCCTCGAGGCGACTGACCCAACATCACATTGCCATAAAGCGGCGTAGTCGTGAGCGCTGCATTGCTTTGCGCGCCAGCGGCGAAAGACTGCCCGTAAAAAAGAATGACTTTTACTTTTTTACGGGACTTTGGAGAGCAACTGAAAATTTTATTGAAGCGGTTTGACTGCTTTGCAAAGGCTGAAGTTTCAAGCTGCTGAATAATCTGTTTCTCAGTCAAAACCGGAGTGGCGCTCCCGCCTTTATTCACAAAATTACCGTGAACGTAACCCCTTTCATCAATCCTGAAACATACCACTCCCCGCTTGTCAGAAACGCTGATCCCCTTGCCATCTTTTTTGATGGTTAGAGAAGTATTCCCGGACTTAACAGCTAACTGCAGCATGGTTTCAATATTCATTTTTGCCATCTGCAGTTTGCCGTTCTCAATCGAGGCCAGCATCACGCCGCGTTTATCGAAGATTCTGGTTTTACCGTCCAGCCCCTTTTTGAATGCGATGGTTTTATTCGATATCTCATTTTCTGACAGTTGCATGCCCGCGCCAAAAAAACCATTCGGGCCGAACTTCAGCAGCCGTGACAGAAAATAAACACCGCCCACATCATCGTTTTTCCACCCGGCGATAATAGTTCCGATCCTGTCCTTCCACCGATGAAAGAACTTCGTGCTGTGGCTTTTCTCAACGATTTCGTTAAGCGATTTAATCTGCTTATTGACCTGGTATTCAGAAGGTACCCACTCGGTACCATTCCACAAATATTGTTCTCCTGTACTGGTATCGACAGCCAGAACATTGGCTTTATCAGGTGTAAAGGCCAGCAGTTCCTGCAAAGAACTGAAACCCATAGCGCCGCCGTTCTCCTGGAAATTAACCAGGGTATCGTCAACTTTCTTTTGTTGCCGTCGCCATGAGTCTAATGGTTCTCCGGCGCGATCCGGGATGGTGGCCTCCGGGCCGTTTACCAGTTTATCGAGGCGCGTGGCATTATCCAGCAACACCTCCGGGGAGGTGCTCCCCAGCTCCGGGT